ACGCTTCGACCTGTTATCAATGTTGTAAAGATAGTAATTTTATTTAGAATGACAATAAATAACAACAAAAAAGCCACCTCGCGAGAAGTGGCTTAATTATTTTATAAGAGTATTACTATACTGCCGTAATCTCGGTAATAGTATCAGCGAATGTATCTTTTACAAATGCTAACTTATCAGCATCTTTCACAACCAAAGTACCTCTCATGTAAAGAGTGATGGTCTTCAATTGGTTCAATACATCGTCCTCGTTCTGTTCCCAGACTCTCAAATCCATCTCTTTTCTTGACCAGAATTTAGCTTTGGTAAAGTCACCCACCAAGTAAGATCCTTTAGTTACTCCTGTGTTAGCTACGATACGAATGCCATCAACAGACACATTCATTCCAGTTGCCATTGTTGGAGGTAACATATAAGCACCTTGATCGTCTCTGGTAAGCTTCATATCTCTAACATCGCTCGGATGCATTACAATCCAGTTAGGCTCAAATTTTGCCACTCTAACCTGATTGATAGCGTATGATAACGCGTCAAACTTATTAGGAGTTACACCAGAAGGTAAAGTATCACCACCCGCACTAAACGCAGTAGCCACAACGTTAACACCATCAAATCCGTTAGCTGCTACAGTACCGTTTAAGATATCAGCATCAAGTTTAAGAGCCATTAAGATTACAAGCTCAGTTTGAACTTCTGAAAGCAACCAGTCGATATCGTCAAATGAATTGTTAGATACCTTAATATACTCAGAAAGATTCTGCATTTGAGCAGTTTTCGTTTCGTAACCTAGTACGGTTTGAGCTGCCGGAGCTGCGCCTTCTGCTACCCATTCAGTACCATCGGTTCTAGTCTTTCTCTGTACCCAATAAATAGTCAAAGAGTTTGCAAACCCTCTTGCAACCAAATCTAACATGAAAGGTTGACGATCTGGAGCTTTAGATACACCTGGGTCTAGTTGGTAAGCCGGCAATAGTGACCCGGTAGTGATCGAAGTGTTATTAGTAGAGATAAACGACTTAACCGACTCAATCATCTTAGACGCGCCTTTCTTAGTCAATCCAGATAATGCCTGAATATCTTTGAACATCTTTTCTTTGATATCGTCAGCAAAAGTTCTCTTTTCCTGTTCGCTCATTTGACCATCTTTAGCCGCCTTTTTCTGAGCTACCGAAATCTCGTCAAGTTGCTCTTGCATCTTCTTACGAGTCTCTTCTAATCCTTCTAACTCTTCTTTAATAGAGCTCTTCATTTCCTCTTTAAGCTCATTTTTAAGCTCATTCTGCTTTTTTTCAATTGCTTTGCCGTGTTCCGCTAAAGCATCAATTAATTCTTTTTTTTTCCATTATATACTTTTTAAAATTTCCAATGCTTCTTTTGATGTTAGCGGCTCATCTTGCTTCTGAGTGTCTTTGGATTCGTCAACCTTTAACGGCTCATTACATACGAGTGCTTTAAGCATCATTATTTCAAATTTCAAATTGTCCGATCTCGTTAGAGCGATAACCCTGTCAAATTCGGAATTTATCTTATCTCTTTTTTCTTCTGCTTTCATTCCAGTAACTAAAGCTAATGGATTAGCTGCGATTGTTACCAAGCTAACCTCAAACAGCTTAATCTCTGTTAGTAATTCGATATCCTGACCGTCTCTAACTTCCGATTTTGATTCAATGGTTCTGTAACCAATTGACATTTCGGACAGAATACCCTCTTTAACCTTAGTTATAATATCCTGGTCTGCCTTACTTAGCATTACCTCCATCCACAATCCGTTGTCGTCCTCTTTAGCTTCTAAGATCTTGCCAATAGGGTTATAGATATCATGCTGGTAACAGAAAGCAATGCGCCCCTTGCGATCACTTAAGGTTTTAGCAAAAGCTCCCTTTTCAATTATATCGCCGTAGCTGTCAATATTTCCAAATACAGCACCGTAGCCCGTAATGGTTAAATTCCCACCATCATCTTCTTTGAATTCTTTGATCTGGAAATTCTTAAATTTTAACTCGTTCTTCAT